GACGGCGTTAAAAAGGTCTTTGTGGTCAACGCCTCGGCGTTGGGCGGAGCCGATGCCGGTGGTGCGGGTGGCCAAGGTGGTCGCCGGCGCCGGGGGCGCAGCTCTTCGCGGCGCCGTGGTCCACCCGCGCCGCCTGCGCCTCCACCCCCGCTCCCGCGTGCGGGCGCGCTGTCCCGACTGGGGGCGGTGGCGGGAACGGCCGGCAAATTCGGCAAGCTGGTCCCGGGCGGAGCGCTGATGGATGCCGGCGCCATGGCGCTTGATACTTACCAGAATGCCAAGACGCAGGACGAAAAGGCCGAGGGCTACGGTGAGGCCGCTGGTTCGCTGGCCGGCACCATGGCCGGCGCTGCGGCGGGGGCGGCCATTGGTTCGGTGGTGCCGATTATTGGCACCGCGATCGGTGGTTTGATTGGTGCCTATCTCGGCAGTCAGGGCGGCCAGATGTTGGGCGGCGCCGTGGGCAAGTCGGTGTTTGGGGGTGACGAGGAAAAGCCGGCCGGTACGGCCACGCCGTTGCTGATGGCGCCGCGCACGGGGCCGGTGGTGCCGAGTCTGGCCAGCATGGGCCAATCGTTCGATGGGGCGAAGGGCTCCGGTGCGTTGCTGATGGCCTCGGGGGCAACCTCGCAAGGGCCGGCGCTGGGCGACGTTGCTCGCGCCATGGCCGTACAGGCACCGACCAAGGCGGCAGTGGCCATTCAGCCCAAGGAGCCGGAGAAGCCGGCACCGACCAAAGTGGATCAGCAGTTTCAGTACTCGCTGAGCATGCCGGTCACGGTGCAAGGGGATGTCAAAGACCCGCAACGCTTGGCTCAGGACTTGATGCCGCACATGCAGCGGATGATGGCGGACGCCGCGAAACAGAACGCTACCAAGCTGTACGACGAACCCCACCTATAAGGAGGCCGCATGGCGTATATGGAACAGTTGCAATCGGGGCTCAAGTACTTGGTCGAGGCCGGGGAGGCGGGGCGGCGCAGTGCGGACGGCATGCTGGGCCCGGTCAACGGCGCGATCAGTGAAATCACTGGCGCGGCGTCCGAGCTGGAAAACATCCCGTTCGTGGGGCCGGCGATCGGCGCCAAGCTTCAGCGGGTGATGCGCGGCGTCGACGCGGCCCAGGCCAAGGTCGGCCAAGTGGTGGCGGTGTACGGCCGGGCGACCCGGGCGGCCGCCGAAGTACAGGAACGGATGGGCGTGCTGAAGGAGCAGGCGGGCAAGGCGGCGACGGCGATCAACAACATCGCCGGCAAGGTCAGCCCGTCGTTGGCCAACATCGTGCCCACCAGCTCCTTTGCCGTGGATGCTACGCCGGCGCCGGAAGCGGTGAAGCCGTTCCCGCACTTGCTGATCATTCAGCCGCGCGACCCGAAGCTTCAGCCGTACTTCTTCAATTTGGACACGGCGGCCTTCGACGAGCTGAGCCGCTCTACCGAATTCCGTTGGGCCTCCCAGGAACGTCTGTCGCGCCGCCCGGCGCAGCAGGCCATTGGGATGGGCGAGGAAAAACTCACGCTCAAGGGGACGATCTACCCGGGCTTCAAGGGTGGCCTCAAGCAGCTGGACACGTTGCGCACCATCGGGGCCAGGCTTCAGCCGCTGACCCTGACCACGGGCTATGGCGAGGTGATTGGGACCTGGTGCCTGAAGACCATCGGCGACGAGCAAGGCGCGTTTTTGCACGGCGGGATTCCGCGTAAACAAGGGTTCACTCTGGAGTTTGTGCGCTATGGCGACGACATGCAGAACGTCTGATGGGGACATGCTCGATGTCATTTGCCATAATGTTTATGGCCATCTGAACGGCAGCACCGAAGCGGTGCTGGATGCCAATCAGGGGTTGGCGGATGAACCGCAACCTTATCGCGCCGGCGTGGTGATCTATCTGCCGGATCTGCCCAGCCCGACCGGGGAGGGGGTCAGCTTGTGGGATTGACCTCGGGCGCTACCGCCGCCGGCCTGTTGCGTTACGCGTAACGGCCCTTTGTTTTTTGACCCGCCGTGTGCGGGCTTTTTTTTGGACAAAATCCATGACCCCCATGTTTCGAATCGTGGCCGATGGCGCCGATGTGACGGCCAAGATCAATGATCGGTTGTTGTTGCTTCGCACCTCTGACAAACCCGGGATGGAGTCCGACGAGTTTGAATTGCGCATTGATGACCGAGACGGCCAAGTGCAGCTGCCAAGGAAAGGCAGTTCCATCGAGATCTACCTGGGCTATGCCGAAACCTCCTTGGCGCGCCTGGGGCGTTACGCGGTGGACACGATCGAAGTGTCGGGTCCGCCGGACACGATCGTGATCAAGGGCAAGGCCAGCGACATGCGCGGCAGTGGCAAGACCATCCGTAGCGGCAGCTGGGAGGACGTGCCGCTGTCGACGATCGTGGCCGACATCGCGGCGCGCAATGGCTGGCAGCCGGTGTGCCCGGTGACGACGAAGGTCGCCCGTGTGGATCAGCTCAACGAGTCCGATTTTAATTTCATCACGCGCCTGGCCAAGCAATACGACTGCACGGCCAAGGTCGCCGACGGCAAGCTGTTGGTGATGCCCCGTCAAGGTGGCCAGACGGCCAGCGGTAAAACGTTCGGCGCGATCACCCTGACGCGTAGCGACCTCAGTCGCTGGCAGTTCAGCCTCGGCGATCGCAACTCGCACAAGGCCGTGGCGACCAAGCACCAAGACAAGAAGACCGGCAAGCTGGCGGTCGTCACCGTGGACAACGACGACGCCCCGGATGGCTTGCCGGCGGTGCATACCGATAGACATATCTATCCGAACAAGACTGCCGCCGAGTCGGCCGCCAAGGCGCGATTGGCGGCGTTCAATCGCTCGACCGCTGACGTGCGTTTCGAGATGCCCGGCCGGACCGACATCTTTGCCGAGCGGCCGATTAACGCCCAGGGTTTTAAGGTCGGGCTCGATGGCGAGTACTTGGCGGATTCGGTGGAGCAGATGTTTACCCAGTCCGGCTGGTCGACCACGGTCGAGTGCAATGCCGGCAAACAAGGCAAATCCAAAGGCAAGAAAAAGAAAGTTAAGCCGCCGCTCAAGGTTGTGAGCATCGAGAAGCAATAGCGCATCCCATCGCCGCCTGAGTGCGGTTTTTATGTCAGGAGTGTTTATGTCCATTACGGAGCAACAGCTACAACGCATCATGCCCAACGCCCGCCGCCAAGCGGGCGTTTTTGTATCCGCCCTAAACGCGGCCATGGCGCATCGGCAAATCAATACATCGAAACGTCAGGCGGCGTTCCTGGCTCAAGTTGGTCATGAGTCGGGCCAGCTGCAGTACGTCCGCGAGTTGGGTGGCGATCAGTACCTGAGCAAGTACGACACCGGCAATCTGGCCGTGAAACTGGGCAACACTCCTGAAGCTGACGGCGATGGCCAGCGCTATCGCGGTCGCGGCCTGATCCAGATTACCGGCCATAGCAACTACCTGCGCTGCAGCCTGGCGTTGTTCGGTGACGAACGTTTGCTGCGCACCCCTGAGTTGCTTGAGTTGCCGCAGTGGGCTGCCGAGTCGGCGGCGTGGTTCTGGTGGGTACGCGAGCTAAATGCCCTGGCAGATCGGGGCGAGTTCGAGGCGATCACCCGCAAGATCAACGGCGGCCTCAACGGCTTGGCGGATCGACTGGAGTTGTGGGGGCGGGCGAGGGCGGTGCTATGCGTCTCGTCGACCTGATCCCCGCGCCGTACCGGCTGGTAGTCGTTGGCGTGCTGCTGGCCGCATTGGTCGGTGGATCTGCCGCGTCGGCCTGGAAGGTTCAAAACTGGCGCTACGGCAAACAACTCGCTGAACAGGCCGGTCTACACAAGGACGATCTGATCGCCATCAGCAACGCCGCCGCTGACCAGTTGCGCACGGCACAGGACAAGCGCCTGGCATTGGAGCAGCGGCTGTCGGCCAGTGAACAAACCCACTACAAGGAACTGAGTGATGCTCAAACCAACCAGGCTCGCCTGCGTGATCGCCTTGCCACTGCTGATCTGCGCCTGTCAGTCCTACTCGACGCCACCGATACAGGCGGTGGCGACACAGTGTCAGCCGCCACCCCAGCCGGCGGCGTGGTTCATGGCCCCACAAGAGCCCAACTTGACCCAGCGCATGCTCAACGAATTATCGGCATCACCGATGCCGGCGACCAAGGACTGATCGCCCTGGCAGCCTGTCA